CCCTTAACTTTCTTTATAATGTCGGCAAGTTTAAGCGTTATGACACCATAAACCGACTGCTCACTATTTCTAATATCATATTTGTATTCAGTTGTAATGACATAAGAAATACCTTCAATGTCAGACTCTAACAAAATTAAGTCTAACCCAACGCCAATAGGCATAAGCTCTTTATCTGATGTAGGATGGGTAACTATATGACATTCATTATAGATAGAACCAAACGGTGTATCACAAATGTCTTTCTTAGGTCCACCCTTTGCTTCAGCTTCTTTTGCACATCCAACGATACCAACTGCTGCGATGAGCAAGCAAATCAATAAAAACTTTTTCATTCTGTTTCCTCCTTACTTATTAGCAATTCCACTTCTTAGTGCCCCTAGCCCTAAGAATGCCAAGATGCTATTTACAATAGAAATCCATTCCACTGGAATTAATCCCATTGCAAAGCATCCATTAGCTATGACGCCTATCGCCATAATAATATACGTCTTATATCCTTTTAACATATTCCCCTCCTAGTTTACGCTTTCATTATAAATGCTAATGCATAGAATTTAGGAATCGTAGCTTGAGTGGCACTACCTCCTGAGCTCGTGGTTTTGGATCCAGTAGCACAATCGTTTGGAGCACCGCTAGGAAGTGTATTAGTACATAACCTACCTCCAGCAGCACCAGCATCTTGAGTTCCCCAATTGTCATGAGATACTGTATGATCGTGTGACAAATCATATTCATGTGCACCGCCTGTATCTCCAACATCACGTGTTCCTCCGCTATCATCATCAGCATGTATAACGAATTTATCTGTAAGGTCGGGAGTGCCGTTATTACCGTCGCACAAGTACCAACCTGTTGGTATATCAGTGGCAGGGTTGCCAACGTTTATGGTCCCTGACCACATTAAAATAACTCCGGGTGGAATAATAGACTGAATTATTGTTTCTGTAATAAAACTAGATAATGGTGCGTAATCGAATTTCGTATTACCGTGATCATAATAAATTAACTTACCATCATCACCAGCTATAGGCGCATCAATAGGAACACCTTGTATTGTAGTAGCATCGGTGGTAATACCAGAGCCAATATCATCTTGAATGTTTCCTAGATCAGCTCCGGTAACTATCGTGCCGTCGTCGGAAGCAGACCATTCTTTTGTCCATACTATATCAGCCATAAGCTTGCCTCCTTAAAATTCTTTTTATATCGTCATTATGCTTAGCCAACATCTTTTGCATTATGTCAAGAAGCATGTCTTCTGGTGCTTCTTCCGGAAGCCATTGCTCTGACTTCTTAACGATAAATCCTAGGAACGCACCTAGAAATTCTTCTTTAGTCATTATCAACCTTTTACAAAAGCTATTATAACCGCAACAACTATTGCACTAAATAATCCCCACAACCATTTAATATGTGTTCCATTTGCCTTAACTTCTGCCTTCACTGCACCACAAGGTAGATCCTGTACCTTGTTCAAAACAATGTGCATATCACCAGACATATTCTCAAGTGCGCGCAAGTTAGAACTATGTCTCTCGTCAATCTTGGTAGCATTAGTTGCTATCATTGCCCTTAGCTCTGATGTGCTCTTGGTAATTTCCTTAATCGCGTCATATATTATCTTGCTATCACCATTCTGAAACAATTTTGGTCTTCCTCTTTTTGCCATTAGTCAATATTATGCGGTGGTGGATAGCCTAAATCATGTTCTATGATTTTTTTTTGCGTGTAAGTAGCCATCCTACAAACACCGGCACAACTCCTATAAGTAATAACCACCAGTAATTAGTAGGTTCTGGTTCAGGCTGTGTCTCCCTGATCGCATTGGTTGTTGTCTCTATCAACCGAACCGCTTGTTCTGTTTCTATATAGCCCATCTATAAAACCTCTGCATTTCGAACATATCCATGAAGAATGTCCGTCCTCTAATTCAACAACTTCACCGCAATGAGGACAAATAGTATTAATCATCGTTTCTTCTTGCGTTTCTTTTTAGCTTTCTTAGCCTTTTTACGCTTAGCTCGTCGGACCATAGCGAATTTAACCATTAGTATTGCTTCTCCGTAAGTAGATACTTATTAGTTCCAATAACTACAACTTGCTTTACTTCCCAGCCCTTATTGCCATAGTTGTCATTAAAATAAGTTTCAATCTGTGCCGGCGTATAAGGCGTTACGTCAATCAAAGTTATCTTACGATTAACTTGTGCTCCTTCTGTATTATCTAGTGTTCCCATTAGGCCACCCCATAACATATTACAGTTAAATCCCCACTTGACGGAGATGACGCACATGTCGCTGTAACACGCCAGTAAGGGAAATAACTGCTACAAGTTTGATAAGTGTTTGTGCTGGCAGTAACATCAAACGAACTACCAACATCAAAGCTATTACTGAAATTACTATTTGCTGATGCCTGACATTGGAGAGTGACTGTCTGGTCTAGGCTGTTCTCAATAACAAGCGTCTTAACAACGAAGTCGCCATTGAAAACAACATCACCATTATGAGTAGCCGTATCTCTAATCTCAACAGCATCAAGTGTCTTTTGGCTATTTATGCTCATGTTATCCTCTCCCTGAATAGAATAAGATGCTCTAATGTGACTGTTGCACCTGTTGCATACGCTTTGACTGTGAAGTTCGTTGTAAACCCAATTTGCGAAGGCTTCCATCTAAACTGCTTGTTAGCCGTCTGAGCAACAACATCAAAGTTAGAGTCTGTAAGACCAAGTTGACTTCCTAAATCAGGCATAGTAATACGAAGCCTTGATGTTCCGTCTATAATAATATCAACACCCCAGTTTGCTGAGGTAAGACAGTTGACGGCTACAAGGTCAATAACACCTGAGCCTGAATACGTATAAAGCGTTGTGTCAGGAGATGAAGCAACTGACGTACCAGTCGCATCATAGTCAGTCTTCAACTGATACTTCGTCGGAGACTCATCATAGTCAATATCCACAGTACCTGATACATCAACAGCAAGACGTTCTGTAGATCCATCTGTAATGACAGATACCGCTTTACTCTTTGCATCATCCCAGATATTTACATTCTGAGTTAAATCATTTAGATCTGCCATTATATCCTCTTGTTTTTCCTAACCAACTCTTCCTTAATAATAGTGGTCAGTGTTATTAAGTTTCTGTTAATACTGTCCAACAACTGAATTGTAAGGACAGGTATATTACCTTGAATAACTTGAGTCCTGCCAGACTCTTCCTTTTTTACTGGTTGAACCTTTTTTAATCTCTCGTTCTTCTTAGTCATACACCTGTCCTTTCAATTTAGCTGGACGTTAGTCCGCACCTTGAGTCGAAACTACAAGGGTGGTTACACATCACTACCAATAATGGTGCTGTACAGATCTGTAGCAGCGCCTTGGCGATTTGTTCTCTGAACCCTAAGAGTTGTTGTACACTCAAATGCAGGATCAAAGAATATTTGCTTTGTATCTCCTTGACGTCCTGTTAAGAATCCAACAGCAATAGTTGCTGGAGTACCAGCAGGATCATCAATAACTTCGAACTTAATATTACCAGAACCAGCCACAATAATACTCTTCAATAAGAAGGTTGTGTTGGCTACTGCATAATCATGATTACTTGTTGCATCCGCAGCAACCGCTGAAGCTGTATCATAATCATGTACTTCATTACCGCTGACAACAGTGTTTACTTGATACACGAAGAGAGGATTAGTCTCTGCGTTAGCATTATTGTCTTTTGAAACAGGTAATGCATTGGCATTAGTTAATGCGTGTGCAGCTACATCAACTTGTGCAAGACCGCTTGCATCAATAGCCAATCTGTTAGCGTCTGTAGTTGCATCAACTAAAACGTTTAACTGCTTCCTATCAAGTGTCATTCTAGCAACACCGATATCCCCTTCATCTACTGAATCAGGAGCAGTTTCGTCTGCTAAGAAACCACTTGGAGTTACAGTATCTGTTGCGATAGTAAACGCTGCATCGTCTACTAAGTTTGAAGATACAACAGAATCAATAACGTCTACTTTTAATGCGCCTACATCGTTGACTTGTAGCGGAGCATAATCTCCATCAGTATCAACTAAAGATGTATCAGCATCTCGTCGAACTGCTAGGATAAATGCGCCGACGTCCCCAGTACCATGCGCCGAATCTTCAGCATAATCAAATGTGAAGTCAGACACGGATACCGTACCATCAACTGTTATACTACCGCCATTATCATCAATAGACAGAACGCCTGTTGAATCATTGGCGATAGTTACTCTTAATGCTGTTGCTTCGGTGCCTCCACCAACCACTGCTAAAGTAGTATTATCAATGGTCAACGAACTTCCATTATCATCAACTGATAATAAACCTGTTGAATCATTGGCAAGAGTTACTCGCAGCGCATCGGCCTCAACACCACCTCCCATCTCAACGTCATTTGTGTCGTCAGTAAGTCTGACCCAAATAGCATTTGTCTGGGCGTTTGAATTTCTATCTCTAGAAACTAAACCCGGATAGCTTCCATCTGCCATGGCTACCTCCTTTTAAGTGTTTACCTCAACCGGTTGTTTTTGTTTTAAATGCTGGATTTCTTTTTCCAACATGCTAATCTTTATTTCGAGTTCCTTGATCTTACCCTTTGTCAAGTCCTCGATGTCCTGTTTATGCCTGACTATCCTAGATAGTCTCTCTTGAATCTGAATCTCTCGCCATTTTTCCTCAATGGCGGCATCGGGGCTTACTAGCCAATTTTGGGGTACGGGTAAATCTGCCATTATGCACTAAATCCATAGATTGTCGCGTCAAATGTAGGAGTCTCACCCGTTACATAGTGAGTCATCTTAACATCTAGAACGCTCGTCGCTGCTATATACAAAGGATTAACAAATCTAAACTCTATATTTAATCCTCCTCTTTTTGTATCTACCAGCACCGAATTAATAAATAATTGCCACTTTGCCGACTCCTGACCACTACAAGATATTTGTGTAACGTGATCATATCCATTCGCAGTCATAGTTACAATTGTTGTTAATGTGTTAACGCCAACGAGTGTCTGTTGTCCCACCGCAATCACAGAAGAAGCTTCTGCTGAAACATCAACTAAACCTGTAACTTTTCTAAATGAAGGTCTAAAATCAGCCATTAGATTAACACCACCCTGTATCCGCAATCTACTCCAGAATGCGTTATTTTTAAACTATCAACATCAAAATTCCTGAGACCTGTATTCTCACCTTGTTTCATAGTCCAAGCATCACCATAAGTAATGCCGTCTCTTGAAAAAGCAACTGTCATATCTCCTAATCCGTCACAGTTAACCCAACCGTCTTTTGCATTACGCCCAGCATCGGAATTAAAATCTAAAGTGATGGGACTGTTGCCTGCCGTAACAGTCCCTTCATATGATTTGTTTACAACACCAAGGGGAACAAATGATGTTGTAACTGCAGATGCCCTGAGGTCTACGTATCCCCAGATACGAACATCATCGCCTCCTGCCGTGCCCTTGATATATATGCTACTATGCTGATCCACTTTTATAGTAACGCTTTCACCCGGTTTAACTTCACCGGCAAGTGTAGCACCATCCCAACTAAACTGGGCTGTATCAGTAGGAGAATCATTGGTTATATTTATGGTAGATAATAATCCACCAAACACTTGCTCGACATATAAATTCGTCAAAGTGTACGCATTATAATAATCAAAATCCCCAATTTCCTTTACATGCTGAAGTGCTCTCATCTTACCTCATGTCCGCATTTTTGACATATATATTTAGGTTTAATAAGCTCTACTACTTTTTCTACAAACTTAGGACGTTGAACTATAATCTCCTGTTCTTTAAGTACTGGTACTATAAGCTCTTTAATTTGTTCTTGATAGACCACCTTCGGTACTCGCACAACGTATTCAATTTCCTTAAGTTTAGGTACTTCTTTAGTGACATAGACGACTTTCTCCACCACTTTGGCATCCGTAACAGTTTTTGGAACTGTCTTAATCTTCTCAATTTCGATCTCTTTCGGCACATAACGCGGTACCTCCACGATCTTTTCCACTTCTTTGATAACCGGTTTTTCTATAATAACTTCCACTTCCTTTATAACCGGTTTCTCTATAACCACCTCTTTAAAGATAGGCTTCGCTACTTGAACCTCTTCAAACTTTGGCTCTTGGATGACCTTCTTAATGATGGTTACGGTCTTTTCTTCTCTGACCTCATCACGAGGTCCTTTAGCAAAACCCATAACGACCTCCTTATAATTCTTGCATAGCAAGTTGTGCTGTAACAACTGCAGCATCCGCTACATCATTGTTAGTGGCGGTTATTTTAATAAACCGTGCTGCTTCAGGCGCAAAATCAAGCACATCTGCCGCAGCAATATTAGCTCCAATTGTTGCCGGTGAACTAGGCGTTACATATGTCCCCTCTTTACTGTTACTAAGAGAATATGTAAACGTAACATCTAGTCCAACGCCACCTGTAATAGCGGTAACGTGCAACGCTAGAGCATTCGCCTTCCCTATATCTATAGGCTCAGACACAGCTGTACCGCTAGCAGCAATAGACTCCGTGGTCCATAATTGATAAGCTCCCATATCTGCCATTATTGTTCCCCTCCTTCTTCCGGCTGCGGATTATCATTCTTTACCGCAGGTAACGCTTGCCGTAATTTGATTTTTAAATTAGCGATTGTCTCAGCATCTTGTCCCTTGATCATAGATTGATTAACGATTGACAGTAAGTTTTGAATATCAGCTATTTCTAATTCTACTTGCATTAATTCCTCCCCGTTTTTAATTCCATTAGCCCCCCGGCTATTAACCGAACTCGCCTATCGAGTTCTGTCGTTGCATCTATAAGAAAGTTAACCCTGACCCAAAGGCCAACTATAGCTGCACAAATAAATATTATTAAAAGTCTATTAAGCAATTATAATCCCCTGACTATATCCTGTCCATGACAGCACTTCTTCTGTATACTGCCCTAATGGTACATCAATAGTATCAGTCAAACCAACAACAGGAGCAGCTCCAAACCAATTACTATGCTGTACTCTTATCTCATTCATTTCTCCATTAAACCAATTACCACTATCTCCTCTTTGTCCAAGATACACATCACCCGTAAGATTACCTGTTGAACTATCATTAGTATAACCGACTTGCGCCCCATCAATATAAAGTCCATACAAACTTCCCACTTTACACATAGCTATATGATGCCAAATACCAGTATCTGTAATCTCAGCTACATAACCAGTATCAATAATAACACCACCGCCAACTTGAACCTCCCACCTAAGACCTGAGCTATTCCTATGTTTTATTTGAATATAATTTATAGCTGACTGAAACTGAGAATACAAGGTCATTATATCCCCACCACTCCCATGCGAATTCCACCTAGCCCATAAATCAATAGTCCAATTATCGCTACTACTAGCGACAATATCAAAATCTGTCCCAGCATCTGGTATTTTGATATAATCAGAATTACCGTCGAACCATAAAGATGATCTCCCCCAACCCCATTGAACATTTGTCGATAATGAAGCTGCTGTTCCACCAAAATCAGGAATATTATAATTAAGAGATACGTCTTTGGGTTCCATGTGTAATAAAAGTCTAGCGTTAATATCTTCATACGCAGATGCAGGTACTGTTATTGTATCTGTTAAACCAACAACAGGAGCGGCTTGAAATGGATTAGATTTAGTTATGCGTATCTCATCTAAATAACCATGGAAATTTGATGTTCCAGCATTATCTGCTCCAATATACAACAATCCTGACATATTTACAGTTGTTGATGTTTGCGCATAATTAACCTGTGTCCCATCCACATATAAACCATATTCATCTGCCACTTTACAAACAGCAATGTGATGCCAATTGTTATCTGACAAAGGAGTATTAATTGATGTCATTCCATAATCTAAACCACCACTAACAAAATAACACCTAAATCCTCTACCTCCACCCGTACCACAGTGATACCAAAAGTGCCATCTAGTATTATTGTCTTGATACTGCTGTAGCAGAATTTGATCTTCAGAAGCTGTGTAATCATCCGGCTTCATCCATAGATCCATGGTCCAACTATCTGAATTTGAAGCAAATAAATCCCAATCTGCACTATCAGGTACCGTAAGATAATTAGCAGATGTTCCCGGTAAATATAATGAACTTGAACCAAACTTTTTCTGCGTTGTAGAAAGTGCTGCTGTTCCATTCTGAGTAACTACATGACCAGCACCAGAATCACTTATCTCATAGCTGCCATCAGGACCATCACCGCGTACTAACATTGTAGTGTCACTTGTTATTCCTCCTGAATCTGGAGTAGAATAATAATCTGTTGGAGCAGTAAAGTTAGCAGTCCATCTAGCAAAGTTTGATATTCTAAACTCTTCAATTTGACCAAAGAAATACTTACTCGAAGAAGTTCGAGCGCCTATTTCTAATGTATGTGCTAAACTTGGAAACGTTGAACTAGCGTCGGTAGTACTTCCTATACTTGTACCATTAATATACATGGTAAAATCATTTCCTTCTCTAACTACAGCCAAATGATACCATGTATTTATTGTCGGAGTAAAACTAGCTCCTAAAAAGAACTCGTCTCCATCACCAGCATTGTTATCCATTTGCATACGCATTTGGTTACTATTATCCCAATAAAGTCCCCAATAATTCTGTGAATCTACAGACTGGGAACAAACATACTGATCATTCTGAGTAACGTTATTAAAGTAAATCCACGCATCTATAGTCCAATCATCATCTCCGAAATTCCATGCTTCGCTATCAGGTATCTCAACATAATCTGAATTTCCATCAAGTAGTAATGAACCATCGCCAAACTTTGATACGGCTGTATCTACTTGAGCTGTACCTTGAAATGTTGCGTTAGCATGATTCTGTGACCTATCCATTCCTTCCATATGAAGTAAAAGATTAGTGTTAACATCAGATGTGTGAGCAGCCGTAGGAACGGTTATTAAGTCAGTCTTACCTGAGTTAGGATTAGCTGAATAAGGATTACCGGCATAAATCCTCGCTTCATCTAAATGCCCATCCCATTCAGTTGTAGCTTCACCGTTGTACCCTATATATAACGGACCTCCAACAGTCCCCGTCTGAGCATGTTGAACCCATCCAACTTGCCTACCATTTAGATATATTCCTATATCTTTTGTGCTTCCCGTACCTTCAACATAAAGAACAACGTGCTCCCATCTATTAACATCTATTTTCACATTAGTATCATAATTTATATAAGTAGTTCCAGTGAGTCTAAATGAAAGTTTAAGACCAGCTGTAGTATGTTCCAAAAGCCACCAACTATAACTTGCTGCTGAATTATAATGCTGGAATATTGGTCTGGATGCTGAAATATCATGTGCATATACCCAAGCTTCAACAGTAAAGACATTACTTACCGCATTACTAGCCATAATATCAAAATCTGAACTATTAGGAATAGATAAGTAATCGGAACTTCCTCCTAATAATAATGAAGTGGTTCCGAATGCTTTTGTTATCTCAGAAAAACTAGCATCACCGACTCTAGTTGCTACATGACCAGTGTTACCGCTTTCTATGACATCCGTCCCACCGTCATTACCATCAGGATGAAATACTAAATCAGCTTTGTAATCTAATCCTGCCATTATGTCTTAACCACCTTTAGTGAAATAGTTGCACGTGTAGCGCTATCGTTAGCGTCTACATTGAATCGTATAATATCTCCAGCTGTTACCGATGTCGTCCATCCTGTCAGCGTAGAGTCTTGGTCTTTATTCGTTGCTGTTGTACCCGGCTTAGCTGCAGCCGTGATAGTATCAGCCACAGTCGGAGGAAAGTTCGCGTAAGTATCTTTCCAAATATCAAGTGTAAATGTAGCTGATTGGTCAAGTAACAATGTTGCCTGAAGAATTGTACAGTCAAACGGTATCTCAAGATCACCTTTTATACCTGTTGTTATAGCAGATCCACCACCATCTATGACAAACTCAAGTGCTGAGATACCAGTTAAAGCATGTGTCCTTGTGCCATCATTAAAGTTAAGAGTTGTTCCATCATGCCAAAGATCTCCATCAACCGGCGAGCTGTTCGTTGGATCTCCGCTAAGAACAATGTGCGCCGCATCTCCATTTTGTGCTATTGATAATGCTCTGCTACTTCCATCATTATCCAATCTTAATAAAACTTGTGTGGCACTTGCGCTATCTTGAATAAATCTCACAAGCTGAGAACTAGAATTACTATGAGCAGCATTTGAAGTAACATATAAAGCATGCATATTGGCATCTAACTGCCCAACTTGATTTATATAAGTTCCATGCCCTCCTCCATTATTATAAACTTCCAATGCAGGTTGCGTTGAACCACTTCCGCCTTGATAAATCTGAGCTAAAGCTGAATCAGAATTAGTGCAGTTTACTGTTGTATATACACGAAGTAGATGAGTTGATGCTGCAGGTTCAGTAGTGTATTGTCCTATATTTACACCACTACCAGAACCATCATTACGAAACTGACATAGCCTTTTTGTAGAACTCGTATTGGACTGATGTATTGTAACAACATCTCCAACTGATGAGGTGTTGGCTCCTGTACTATAAACATATAGTGCTTGTTCATTATCACCAAGAACACCTGTTTGTTCTATGTAAACAGCTGTACTATTCCCAGCATTGGCGACTTCAAAAGCATTGTTACCAGTTCCTTCTTTTGTAACAACAAGACCTTTTCCCGTACCTGCTTGCCTAATACGTGCACAAAAACTACTATTAGATGCACTTGTACTATAAGCATACAAAGGACTTCCAGATGTTGTATCATTGTGGATATACAACCCATAGCCTGTACCATCATTATCAATTTCACAAGCTGCTCCCGTTGAAGAAGCATTAGCTTGGATGATATAAACGCCTTGAGTAGTGTCAGAATCATTCTGGAACCAAACGTTAGGTATACTTCCACCTGTTGGCTGGTCTTGACGGACATAAAGCAACGGTGCATTTGTCTGGGCTACATTAGAATAAACATATAATGCATTGTTAGAGAATCCAGCTGAATCAGCATTTTGACTGATACGCAAACCAGTTCCTGTACCATCATTCTGAATACGCATGACACCTGCAGTTGAAGATGCGTTGTCTTGATGAACATATACTAATTGAGAGTTAGTTTGTGCAAAACTTGCGTTACCATAAACATATAAAGCATATTGCGCTGCATCTAAAACATCAGCTTGATTGATATAGATACCATGTTTTGTTCCAGAATTATTAATAGTCAAAGCACGTCCGTTACCAGTCTGCTGTAAAAGAAGCGCGCCTCCTGTACCTTGGTCTGTTATTGTCACTACGTCTGGATTATTTGTTGTATCTTGGTTTGCAATGGCAAGTGTTCTGTTTTCAGTATCAAGAATAGTTATTGTCTGACCATTATCAAAAGCTGTCTCAAGCGTAACTCCACCACCGGCGTGAGAGTGGAGTACCGTGACCGATCCGTCTGTCAACTCTTCAAGCTCAGCACCTGTTACGTCCGTCGCTGCATCATTGTTAGATATATCGGTATAATCAGGAGCTGCCGCACCAAGAAGATCGGTTGTTGTTGCACCGTCATAAAAATTAAGAGCTGTTCCTGTGTACCATAAATCACCATCAACAGGAGAAGCAACCGTTGGGTCTCCACGCAATCTTAAATGTGAAGAAACATTAGTCCCTGCTGCATTGATGTCAATACAAGGTCCTGCAAGGTCTTTAGATACCTCAATACCGTCCCCTGTCCCATCTTGCTTAACAGATAAAGCCGGCTGTGAAGAACCTGCGTTGTCCATATCTATTCGTGCTAATGGAGCAGAATCTTGGTCAGTATTGGAGTAAACATACAATCCATATTTGCTCGCTGCTAGTACTCCATTTTGATAAATCCATAAACCATTACCAGTTCCATTGTTGTGTATTATAGTGCAATCAGCAGTAGACGAAGCGTTAGCTTGGTATATATAAGCTAACTCAGACGTTACCTGAACAGCGTTTGAATAAACATATAAACCATGCTTGCTCGCTGCCAGTACTCCATCTTGATGAATGTATATTCCGTGTCCTGTGCCATCATTATCAATCTCACACGCTGCTCCAATTGAAGATGAGTTTGACTGAATAATATAAACACCTTGAGTAGTGTCAGAATCATTCTGAAACCACGCCATTGGCAATACTCCGCCTGTTGGCTGATCTTGTCGAACATAGAAAATAGGTGCGTTTGTTTGAGCTACATTTGAATAAACCTGTAAAGCATTATCATCAAATGCTGCTCCCACACCATTTTGAGAAATCTCTAATCCGGACCCAGTCCCATTTTGTCTAATTCTTGTAGTAAAATTAGTATTAGATGCGTTACTATTATAAATATCAAACCCATAACCAGTTCCATAATTCTGAAGTGAGAATACACCAGTAGACGAACTTGCGTTTGTACTAACAAATCTTACTAACTGTGATGTAGTTTGTATCTCGTTTGTATATACATATAATCCATATTCCCCACCAGATACAGCAGCATCTTGATTTACATATAAAGCACCTTTATCTGAAAAGTTAGATATAGTGACTGCTTTATCACTTGACGCACTATTATTTATAAATATACTTCTACCAGTTCCATTATTATCAATTTCAATAGCATCACCTGAAGTGTCATTATCAATTAAGAATAAAGAAGCTGTGCTAGAAGCATTAGTGGAGTCAATACGCAGTAATTGCGAGTTTACCTGTGCTGCTGCAGAAGCTATAAATAATCCATAGTCTCCTGCTGCCAAAACTCCGTCTTGTGAAATATACAAACCATGATTAGTACCATTATTATCTATCCTTACACCAACGCCATTACCATCTTGACCAACCCATATTCCTGAGCCAGTTCCATCATTCTCAACCCATAAGGCAGTTTGATTAGAAGATTCACCGTCTTGCATTATCATAGCTAGCGGAGAAGAATTCTGTGCAGCATTAGAATAAACTTGTAATCCGTAATTAGCAGCACTTAATATACCTGTCTGCGCAATCCTTAATCCGTGTGATGCACCAGCATTAGTTAGTAAAAAAGTAGTAGGATTATTGGTCGTATCATTATTAGTAAGCGTTAAAGATAGATTATCAGTATTATGAATAACTATAGACTGTCCGTTATCAAATACTTCTTGCAAGGTATCAGAAGTTGCTACTTGTGCATCTACGTATGTCTTAACCGCTTTTTCTGTTGGTACTGCAGAGTCACTGTCACCTACCATTGTCCCATCTGTTGAGAATTCATTGATGAGGTTAACTAACGTTAAACTAGAAATACCTGTAACGACTCCTGCTGTAGTGCTAAATGTACCATCTGTAAGTGTTCCACCTGTAATCGTTCCAGTTGTGTCAAAATTCCCTGAACCTAAATCCACCGGATCATTGGCAGTGTGGGGCACAAGCACTCCACCAGTACGATCCCATAGATTTTCTAAGGAGATTGCATCAGCATTAGCTTTAATCGCTGTATCTATAGCATCAAGGGTCTGACTGTTAAACGTAGCGCCCCAGCCAGTCTCACCTATGTCAGGTTTATAAAAACTATAATTAGTGGTTGTTGTGCCCATTTATATGCCTCCCTTATATCTTGAGGTTTCTACCCATCCATCTGATAACGTTGAATACCCTTGACCATTTCCCCAATAAAAATAACCCCAGCCTCTTAAATATGTATCTGGTTCATTATAAACAAATGTAATTTTATCACCATTACCTAGAGTAATCTTGCCGCCAAAATTACCATTTAAATGTAAATACGCGTCATCTTCAAATGTAATTGTATCTGTATCGGAAGTTCCGTGTAAGGTGAGAATATCCCCATGAAGACCGTCTGCTATGGAAGGATCCACAGAAATAGTGATAGCTCCGCCGTCACTAACGACGTACATGTGAAAGTGTCGTCTACCACCTTCGCGTGTATATTCACGCGACTGGCGTAGCGCGTCGATCCCTGCGGCAGCGCTTATAGTATAAACCGTAGGAGTGCTAACAGGATCTGTCGATAAACTATTATCTCTCGGTGACATCCACCGAGGTTTGGGCTGCTTAATCCTTTTTAAATTATCTCTACAATCACAGCAAAGGAGCATCCCACGCTGTCTTTTCAACTGAGTTTTCTTATAAGTGAAACCGCACCGATCGCAATCATATTTTTGCAAGGTGCTGGTATTCATTATAGTGGTCAGAGGTGATTAAGGCTCACCTCTGAAGGCCTCTGAGATTAAACTCGTTTATAAGCAATACCAACGATGCCCTTTGACGCTGTTGTTGAAGCCCCGTCTGTAATGACTTCTATAGCGGTTCCAGCTGTCAAAGAATAAGCGCCCGTAGGAGCAACTGCAGCAAAAGCGTCTCCTGCTGCTCCGCCTGTAGCTACTGTTACAGCCATTGACGTAATTGCTACTCCATCAATTTCAAAAGTAACTTCTGCACTTGCTACTGTAACTGCAGTTTCTTGTGTTACATATGCACCAACAATTTCAACATCAAATGGAAGTGCCGCCGTCCAAGAACTAGCAGCTGTTGAAATATCAACAATTTCGGCATGAAGAATACCGTCGTAATCTGTTCCTAAACCATTTGGTAAATAAGTTAAACCCATAACATCCTCCTTAACCGCCTTCTAGAGTTACACTAGAATTTACCCTAATCGGGACGTGTTCATTAGTAAGGAAGGGGAGGGGGCAGCGCACTCAGTTCTACCCGTTACGTTTACTGCAACACTCCCCTTTATTTTTAAGCTCCAGCAGACTTATATACGCCCATTGGATTATTAACTTCACTAGAGATACGGAAGCTGGTTTTGAATTTGGCATCGCCAGTTTCAAAATCACCATCTTTAGCAAATTTAACTTTCCTACGCATAAAAGTAATAAACGGATTTTTCTCTGCCAGCAAGAACCATGCATCAGCATCAGTTAGATAAGGATCTATGACGAGTTGCAGATTTCTGCTTTGAATAGAGTTAACTGCATTGTTAGCAGACTCTGGGTCATGCGTAGAATTCAATAACTCTTTCGCTGTAAACTCAAGCTCAGCCGGAATCAAAAGAGTCCTAGGCTTGATAACCTGTTGTTTACCGCGGTCATCCGTTGTTTCCTCTATGTTGAGCAATGCTTGCTTCAATGAAGAAGCAGACAAGTCAGCTGCAGGTGTTAACAAGTTAGACCAAGTACCACCACCAAGCTTAGTGTGGCTGTTGCTAAAGATAGCTAAGCCGTCACCAGCTGTCTTGCTGGTACCGTTATACAAATCGTGGACTAAAACTTCAATAGTTTCACGAGCACTTCTACCTAATTCTTTGGTCATATCAGACATCTCTGTAGGAATGTCAGGATAAAGACTATCCTCGATCATTTCCTCAGTGATACGAACCCCTAGTGCATAGGTCTTATGCACCCATCTCTTAGTTGGCCCTTGGATGAAATCATCATATGTGATTCCTTCACCTTCAGGTTTTTCGGCTAAGAGGCCGAGACCTGCGTAATAAGCGGATTCCTCGTAGGATCTCCTTGAGTTCTTAATGGTAGAGATCTTATTGTAATAAGGCTCTCTTTCCTTAAAAGAACTTGTCATGAAGGAGAACAAACCCGGAACGATCGCTTTACTAAATAGTGATCTATTCATTAGTTTATCTCCTTAGATACCTGCGCCTACAATCCCTTGCAAGCCTTGATGATTATTAATTTTACAGATCCAGTCACAATTTGCGATAGCAATTGTATTATCTGGCCTGTCCTGTGGACGAATCAAACGAATCTGATCGCCAGCGGTATTAGCGCCAGTATCAGAATCATCTAACTCCCACCCACTTCTGTAATACACGGTACTTCCAGTCCCACTGACCAAGTCAATGTTTCCATTACAGTCATTTTCATCGAGATATGAAGTATCGCCGTCACCCTGACAAACAAAAAGTTGATCAGGATGATCTGCAACCATAATATAACCTTCACCGGCATGTCCACTGTCCCAGTATGGCAACGCTACTTTATTGCTATCATAGATACCTACAATAGCGCCGAGGATAGCATTACCAGTACCTGCGGTCGCAATCTCAACATCACGACCGGTAGCAATAGCTACAACGGGATCACCGATAAAAAGGTCTTGTGCATAAGCTGCAACGACCTTATATTCTCGAACAGATAGTAATGGACCAATGGGCTCTAGACCGCGTGGTCTATCAACATTAGCCATATTATTTCTCCTTCGTTAAAAGTCTCTACCTTCTTCTAAACCTTCTGAAGAGTCTTCCTCACCCATATCTTTAGGCGTATAGAATCCTCTTGCCTCATCATTAGGTAAATCTTTAGTGTAGTGTTTCACTAAAGCGGCGCTTCTTTTGGCCGGCGCTTCTTCACGCTCTTTGCCCATTTCTTCAGGTGTAAATGCCAATAACATTCCTGCCTGTTCAATAGCACCATGATCCTTAAACCGATGAGGCTTTATATATGGAGAATTGGTTCGAGTGCATAGTACCCATATACTACTATTAAGCCTTGCTTCGATATTCTTTTTATCCAGCCATCTGAACCGGTATTTTTTACCATGCAAAGGCTTACACTCTTCTGGCAACTCAAGAAGATTAAATCTAGATAGTGTTTTCGTCGAAAATTCCGCAACATTCTTTGGCTGTTCTTTAACTAGCTCTGCTATATGCGATTCTTCTTTCGACAAACTAACTGGTTTAGGTTCGCTTGCCGCCGGCGTAACCTTATCTTCTTGGACTATATCTTTATCTTTTTTAGGTATCTTAGTAGCGCTCATATTGAAACTCCTTCTGTTTTGGATTTACTTAACTTTTGTTTATTTTTTGCGTATTCTTTAGGATCAATCCCTTGAAATTTGCAAAACTCCATTTCATCTTTACTAAGCACTACTTTGTTACCTGACGTTTCACTCGTATGTCCTGCGCCTTTGTTAAGTATTATCCTATTTTGCCTACTAGCTTCTCGCTGAGCACCCTTCTTCTCAGCGGACCGAATATCTTCACGTTTATATCCTAATGTATTTTCCATATAATCCTCCATATCTCTCATAGCATATAAAGGACCTTTTGGTTGTGTCAAATAATCAGGATTCTGTTCTAAAATGTTTATATATATTTTTGCTTTTTCACTATTATTATCATTCAATTCCGGATGAAGTGCAAGAACCCTTTGTTTAGATTTAGTCAACGTGTCGTCCGCTTTTGCAATTGCTTGCTGTTGCTTCATAATATTCTGAGCATTCTGAATACTTCTTAGATCAACAGCTTTCTTCCAATCTTTATCAGCTAAATCGTCCCATTCTTCATCTGTTTGCGGCATTCCTGTTGGAGCTGGCTTCGTATCTTCCGGCACTGCTTTCTTAGTTAATTCTGCAACTTGTTGTGTTAATGTATCAACCGACTGTTTTAATTCTTTATTTTCTATGCGCATCGACGCGAAGGCTTTGTTCCTATCTTTTTCTTCGCGATTTTTCTTTTCTTCTTCATCATCTAAATCGACCTCCACATCTTGCTGCTGTTCTTCTTCTTGCTCTTCATCCTCTATAAGGATGTCATCTTGTTTTTCGTCATCGGGCATTTTTACTTCCTCCACTTAGTATTTAATTGTGGGATTCTCCGGTTTATCCTTATACCGAACCAAATCATAAATCTGTAACGCGTCTTCAAGTCCCATCAAAACACCTTCCATCAACAATCCTTTATCCTTATCGCACTTCTGGAGTGCCAAGCGTTGTTCCCTGTGTCTGTTGTTCAACCGCTGACGCAGCTGGGTTTGCATTTCCTTGAAGACCTTGTTCTCCTCTAGTTGCTGCAGGTCGTGCTGCTGCACCTGCTTCTCCTCCGGTGTTAGCTCCATTCTCTGTTCCTCCCGTTTTACCTTGACCTTGGAACTGCATTAACAATGTCATCATTCTTTTGTGTTCCTCAATGTGCTGTTGTAAAACCATAACAGCTTCTTTAGGCCATGTGAGAATTTCAGGACTTTGTAATGCATCTGTATGAACTATAATGTGTTCGAGATGATTCTCTTGAGGGTCGGGAGAAATCACTCGTCCTTCTCTTATGATAGTATGTTCCTCGACTGGATCTTGCGTCTCCTTTGTTACAGGCGGTGGGCCGATCCATTCCTTCGGATTTTCACCATAAGCTTTAAATACATTCGCCGTGGCATGATATAGCTTATCGACGGCCCCAACCACAAGAGGATTTCCGCCCATAACAAACTTATCATATAAAACTGTTGCCAACTCACGCATTGTAGTTACATCACCAAATGCAGCATTTGGTTCTAAATAACTGTCCATCTCAGTCATAAACGCTGCTTTAACATCTTCACTTGTTTCAAATATCGGTTCATTATCTTCACCTAAAATACGTTTCTCTAATCCTTCCGGCATATTCATGTGACATATATCGAAAATATGAGTAAGTATTTCAGCAATACCATCACGTATATTCATTCCCGGTAAATTAAAACGTGCCTCAGCGGAACCCATAATTGCTTGTGTTCTAGTAGCTGTACCAGAACCTCCAACTATATTAGACTCTTTTCCCATAATATAGCTCGACGCTGCCGTGAGTCTTTCAATAAACTCCATAACAAGTCGAATGGCCATGATCAATCGCTCGATAGGAACGCTCATATCTGGAAAATAAACATTCTGCGACGGATTAGTTACTGGATACATGGCGCGAGGTTTTGCTACATGCTCGTCAGGATTATAATCACTATTCGGATCATAGAAGCCCCACTTCATAATACCAAGTGTATTCGCGTCCTGCAGTTGACGGAAACAAGCGTCTATTTCTTCGGCCAGTGGTTTAACCTGTTCGAGGACGCCAATGCCCAGTAACTTAAACATTCTGTTTATAAAATTAGTTTGAACGATAGGTCGTTTTCCTCGACGAGAAATCGCTGAGATAGGATACCCTTGTAAATAAATTTCGTCTTTTATTGCAACACGCACGGCAACTTCTTCCGGAAAGCCGTCACCATTAGCGTCGTATGGACCATACCACATTAAACACTCGACGAGAGTATTACGTCGTTTAGCATTTAGCGATGCAATTTTTTCAGCCTTTTCTAATTCTGAACCGAACTTGGTAATTATTGCAGTCGTAACTTTATCTTTAAGTTTCTCGTCGACATTTACAACAATTCCTTCACGTTGTTCTTGTTCAAGTTCATGATAATAAAAATCTTCTAACTTTATGATCGGCTCTTTTTGTATATCTGTACAGCCGGGCTGTGTTAAAATTTTTGTAAGCGGAATATTTTTTATTGCAGGTTTCTCATCGACCGAAAGCATTCTTGCTTCAATAGTCATAGGCTGTCCCATATCATCCATCACTGGAGCACCAGTCTCGTCGACAACTTCCTGTTGTCTCGTCTCACCTAAATCTCTTTTCTTAACATACCAATATGGTTCAGTAAATATTGTACCTAAACTAATACAGCCTCTTACGGTTTCTAAAATATCTTTTCTTACTTTCATCCATACAACAAATACCCATCGCATAATATCATTAGCAGCTTGTGTTCTCTTTTTATCTGTAAACTCGACGGGTTTCCAACGAATAGTGTCTTCATTCCATACCGCAGGAAAAATACGGGCAACTAACATTTCAACAATGGCTTGCGCAATTTTCAAAGAACGCCCACACATCCATGCTTCAGGTCTTGTAACATCATCACCTTCATACAACTTAACTAGATCGGCATATTTCGTATCAAAATCTATTCCTTTACCATTTGTATCAGTACCCCAACTTGTTTGTTGACGCGCTTCCAACGCATTACGGTAATCTTCCATAATTATTTGAACAAGTTCTTCTTCTTGTTCAGGAGTAAGTTTAAGTAATAATGGATTTATGTCGACTAGGTTTTGTGGTTGTTCAACTTCGCCGACTTCTTGTTCGTTTTTTATCGCGCGATTTACCATGTTTTTTCTTCCTCTTTTTACGAGCCGATTCCTCTATTTTATTACCATACTTCTTCGTCCACCGACGAGCCATCTCGGGTTCATTAGCCCACATCCATCGACGTTGTTTCTCACTTTTAAATGGCATCTATTTTTTCTTCTCCGTCATAAAGAAAACTATAATAAAGACACCGAACAACAAACTCAAACCTATCAATTGTTCAATAGTAGGCAATGTCATGATAATTCATGCTCCGTCCCATTGCTCGTCGACGAAACTGACCTGAAGCTTTCATTCTCTTAGCTCCCCACACTGCTATGACTAAACTATCAGCCTCGTCGGGAGATTTAAGTCCTCGCTTCTTCATATCATCTTTAGTTTCAATTTCTATCTTACCGTTACGAGGATTAATTTTATATTTAATAGAACTTAGCTGATTAATTAAAATATCTAATTGTGGTATTGCTATTTCATCACTTCTAAATAATTCTCTTAGGTGCCAATACATCTCATCACGTATTCCGCGAAAATGATACGGGTCAGTCGGCTTCTGACTAAAATTAACAGCTAGTACAGGATATCCCAGCTCGCGTAACCTGTCTGTTACGCCTCCACCGACACCTGTATCGTCGGTCGTGATCTGCATTAATTTAGCTCCGGCTGAGATAGCGTCCTTAATAGTTAATTGGGTTGCGTCCGTCGTAGATTTATTCTGCAAGGATTTTTGATACATCATCCTGTTAGGAACAAAATTAGTGAGAACCGTTTTATTTGTTCCGTATCTCGCTACGTCCAACCCTAAATAGACATGGTCACTTATTTTACAATTCTCTTTACTTTTATCCCATCTACCTACCGCTTTGTTACACCAACTTAACGGAAGCAAAGTATCCTCACCCTCGGAGGGAAACTGACCTAGAACACGGGATATAAACATAGGAGAATGTTCCCCCCATTCTTCCTTACGTTCATCTATCCACTTCTGGGTTGTGAGTGACGGATATGCTTCCGGATCCGCGATCGCCGGACTATCATAACAGCTGATATAAAAAGAACGCCATAATCTATTATGAAATGCATCAAAGAACGGTCCCGACGGAGAAGTCGGGTTACCAATTAATAAACACTTGCTGTTTGCCTGCGTAAGTATACCTTGAGCCGCTTCATAAATCTTTGGATCGACACCGGGCGCTTCGTCCATTATCAATAACATGTGTTCCGCGTGGTGTCCTTGAAATCTATCAGGATCGTCCGTCGACAATCCCATTGCAAACCACTTATCACTAACATGTATAGCAGTCTTTAATATTCTACCACCTAACGGGACTCTCGAATTCTTGTACAAACTGGCTATCTCTGCCCACAATATACTCTCGACTTGTCTGTTCGTCGGGGCAGTTGTTATAATTCTCGAATTCTCGTGGGTGAATAGAAACCACAATGTAGCCACCGCGGAGACGAATGTTTTCCCCACCCCGTGGCCAGATGCCACACAAGTGTTGTTGTTGTCCCTGATCGAGTAGAGTATCTGTTTTTGCTTTTCCCATGGGATTACTCCCAAAATTTCTTCAGCAAAAAAGACAGGATCACTCTTCGCTTTTTCGTATAACAGTTGTGCGTCTTCCCTGCTGAGTTCCTGCATCCTTAATTCCTTTAACTAAGTCTGCGAAATTGTAGAAATTATTAGTTTGCTCGACGACCTTCGGATTCCATCCATCAAATCGTCTATATAATAAATCAGCCGCCTTCGTGTCTCCATTTTTGGCGGCTATAAACAAAGCTTTGTCAATTTCTACCATTTTCTCGGCGTAGTGCTCACGCCGGAGATTAAGAGCTGATTTCGCCCAATTTCTATGATGCTTCTTCTCTCGTCGAAGCTCAGAAAGAGAAACCCCGGTATCGCTACAAAAGAACGCATCGTCCTTCTTATCGTTACCGGGGTTTGCTTTAAAAGCTATATATAAGTCGATTATAGTCATTGTCTTATATATAGCACAAATGTGTCGATTTGTCAATAAAAAAGTCTATTATTTCCAACCACTTACAACTTACGCCTTGAGCACGTCGCTGGTAGACGCATCCAGCGTCAACGTACCCGTATCCGCACTACATAATACGGTGCCCGTACTTAACTTTAAAGCACTATTACCACTGCTACAATAGGTATAATACGGATACCACGGTTTCCAATACCATCTATCATGATATATCTCCACCGTTTTCCCGAATGTCTCGTTCAACAGGCTGTGGAGCTTCTTCGCCTCCTCCAGACTCAGGCTGACTTCCTTCTTCCCTAACTTCAGGACTATCTTCTGTATCTCTACTTTGTCCATCATCTTCTCCTTTTAGTTGATTCATTGCCGAATTAACCTCATCCTCCGTGCAACGTTTTCTAAAGCCTTGCAGCTCATTAACAATAGCTTTAAAGATATAATCTTTAGATCGTTGAGACATTGGTAAATCATAATACGCAACCATGCACGGATGTTGTTTTTCCGCAACATTCTTCTGCGGCCCGTACACCCAACCTTCCTTCATCTTATTCGTTACCCATAGTTCGTGGCTTTCTCGTGGAGATAATTCGGGGTTTTCTAGGTGAGCTGTAACTCCTTTAATAGCAGACTCTTGCTGCCATTTCGGCGCTTGATCCCAAGGCAACTGTGATTCGTCACCCATTGACACGCAATACGCCCTGTTCACTTCATGACACACTCTCGCGATTTGTTCGGTTAACATAGGTTAACCTCCTTTCTTTGGTTTACATAATTTCCTAGTCCTTTTTGTTATATTTCTTCATCAACCACTCACCAAAGTCCGTTATAGGTACGACACGCGGCTCGGGCTCCGGGGCTACAGCTATTGTAGCTCCATAGGGTACGTGCTCATATACAGGCTGAAACGCGCCATCCTGATGTATATAGAGGGCATTACCGGTGCCATTTGCCGTGGTTGTGACATTATCCCAATTTGCTACTAAATCACCTCCTATATCTGGATCAAGGTACCAACCACTTGTATCCGTTAGGTGCTCCATTTGCTGTCTAGCGGCTTCCAACCTCGCAGCAGACAGCCCTTCCACATAAGTAGCGGTGTTTATAGCTGATGTAGCCATGTCTCTCCTCCTTACCCCTAGCAGTTCTAGGGCTCGTTCATACCAACTCATCAGGTGCCTCCGTCTTTGGAACCAACTGATCCAGCTCTTCCTCCGCCGCGCTTAGTCTCTCGCGGCACTCCACTATATACCAAGCGTCGGGGTTATCCGGTACGTCCTCACCCGTGGCAGGATCCCTCACCGTGGCACTAAGGTAGCTCTCCAGAAGGTCTCTCTCACGGGCCACGACCTCCTGCAGCTCCTGTATCCTCTTAATGTCCACGCCCCAATTGGGAGGTGGAGTCTCGCCCGAAGGCTTATCTTCCTGTACCTCAGTCTTGGGACGCTTGGGACGCTTACTCGCAGGTGCAGAAACGTCAATTGCGAGTTGCGTGTCACGGATCGTACCGTGTAGACGGTCCATTGCGGCATCTATAACCCATTGTGTGGGGCTCGTGTTACGTACTTTAGCCTTTTCCTCAATTTGAGTCCAAGTTTCCGCATAAAAACTGATTCTTTTAACAATTTTCGCCATCTTTTTCCTCCTTCTCTATTATAATCCTCGTTGGTTCTAACCCAAGCTCGCGTCTGATGGCTAAATCAGTGAGTCTTGATGGCGTCGTGATACGTTTCCCGGCTTCCGCGGCCAGTAACGGCCATAGGTTATCGGAAATTCTTACATTGTGGCTCATATCCCCTCCTTTCGTACGCACAAATGGTTTACTGTTTCTCCTTTTAAAAAATAAAAAAAAATAATATATAAAAAAAATAAAATATTTTTAAATTTCAAATCTCTTATGAGGTTTATCTATCTTAGCTAAAAGAGCATCCATTTTTTTTTCTAATCTGATAAGCAAATGCCACAACATAATTCCCTGATTATGATTAGAAATGTACATAGAAGTTAACATTTGTGCTAAATCCTCGTCGCCATCTGCCGCCATCATCTGTGATGAGTGGTGTGCTTGATCGTGTAACGTGTTGAGTGATTCGTAGCACTCTTTTAAGTTTTTATCTGGAAAATATTCCATTTTCACCTCCTTAGTTAATTTTCTAGTGTCAATTATAGACAATTGATTGTACAAAGTCAAGCATTTTTTTACAATTGATTGTACAAAAGTGACAAAAAATGTACAATGGATTGTCAAAAATTGCAAAAATTTGTGAAAAAAAAATGTCAATGTTTGTCACCCTTTTTCAACATGTTAGAAAAATTTTAGAATATTTTAAAGGTCGATCCTACGCGACAGCTGTGGGCATAGATGCGAAATCCAATAGGCAGGGGGGCTATGTCTATATATATCATATACTTGTGCCGTGTGCCGTGTGCCGTGCCGTGCTATACTAGGCATAGGACTAAAAAAAAAAAAAAATAAAGATTATATAATACTTTATATTTTTTTCTTGTCTTTTATGCCCTATACGCCCTGCGTATTGCGTGTGTAACAAAAAACATTTATTCTTAATAATATGCCTCTTTTTTTTTTTCTAACGCAATACGCATTACGATACTAATAGCCACGCAAAACCACGCAAAACCACGCAAAACCACGCAAAAATCGGCATTTTTTCGCATTTCCCCGTCGGAAAACCAAATGTTTCCCCGTCGGAAACCACGCCCCGAAATTGTCGCAAGTTGTTGCACGGCAACGGGTTGCGAAAATCGAAAAATCGGGTTATACTGAAAGCGTGGCAAAACGCCACAAGCTAAACGCCAAATAGCTAAACAAATTGGCAAAGGGGGTTACAGTAATGGCTAATCAAGTAAAATGGCAAAGTGGTATGGCAGTATCGGCAGGGCAGTATATTATGCCAAAGATAGTATTCGAGCCACGCACTATCGAGCAAGAATACAACGGCGTAAAGTCAAGTTATAAACAACTTGCAAAGTTCTATAAGGGGGCAGGGCGTTTTAAATCGGGCATAGCAATAGGCACAACGGACAAAGGCGAACCTATAACTTTATATGTTGATGTTAGAGTGGGCAAAGTGCCACAGCCCAATAAATCATCTGACAGTATAACGCAAATAGACCTATAATCAAAGCACAATAACGCAAGGGGCTAAATGCCCCTTGTGTTATTATAACAAAGGCTATTACTATGGACAAATGTGAATTAATAAATAAAGCTGAAGTGGTAGAGGACAAGTGCAAGGGGCTTGGGTGGTATGAACGCTTTGAGCCTAAAGGCAATAACACTAAAACAAAGGGGGCTAAGAATGTGCGTAGAGCTAAAGACAATAGTTGATAATGGTATGACCTATGAGCAATATATATTGCGTGGTATTCGTGTTGACTTGGGGCATTTAGGCATATCAATTATGCCCCTTGATGTTAATGTGGCAAGTGAAGTGTGTAAGATATATACACGCTTGGGGATATTACAAGACCTTTTAGATAATGACCTAGACTTTGATAAGTTAGATGCAAGGGGCATTACTAAAGGGGGCTTGTTAAATGAAAGATACTAATGCATTAGCCCTAATACTCATAGCCTTTGGGCTATGGGTATTATGGGCAATACAATTCTTTTGGGGGATAGCACAATGATATATTTAGTCTTTTGGCTTAGTGGTAGTGTTGTAATGTTATGTGGCTATTTCTTGGGTTTTGCTAAAGGATATAACGCAGGTGTGATGTGGGCTAAGGCACAACTGGAAAGGGGGTTAGAGTTATGCGATAATGATGATGTGGTGTGATGTGGCACGGGTTAAGCTATTATTAACAAGTAGCAAAGGAGAAAACAAATGGTATGGGAAACAAGCGACAATGGTTTAATTAGCAAGGCAGAAGCAAAGAGCAAGATTATTGAAAAGGCAAAAGATGAAGGCATCAAAGGGGCTTTTAAAGTATTTCATAAAGGTCAATTGATGACAACGCCTGATGACTTGCCTGATATGGTTGATATGAATGATATTCGTGTTAGTGCCGTCTTAGACCAAGCGAAGAAGTAAATAACAAAAGGGGCTACGATACAAAAGACAAGTGATACTTGGCAATTCTAAACTCATCATTTAGCAGTATCGTAGCCCTAATCTAAAGGGGGTTAAACCTATGGAAGTCAATTATCTAAAGCTAGGCGACAAAGTATATGCTGTTAGCGAAATACAAGCTAAAGGCATAGATATTAACGCTGAGCTTAAAGAGTTCTATGATGAAAGGCACGGGCAATTAGCCCAAGAGTTTGGGCAAGTGCTTAATGATAATATGCAAGAAGAATGGGATACGCAAATAGCACACTTGCGTAAATTTGAAACAAGAGGGGCTATTGCGATACCTGAAAGTATGTTTAATCAGCCTGTTATAGTTTTTAATGGCGTGTTGATGCCTGTACGCATTATTATCTATTCGCCTAATGAGGTTAGTGCTTCAATGAGTTGGTTGCGTAATAGGCTTCGTATTAACTACCGACGGGCTATGTGGAATGCGTTTAGAGATAGAGATGCTAATGTGATATTAAAGATTAAGCCGTTGTTTGCTATTCCATTAGTGCTTTGCTATGACAAGAAAGCTAATCAAATGTATACGCCACAATTGCGTACATTTCATACTATGTATGGTAGTAATGTATGCACAGGTAGGCATAAGGCTAATGACTTTTGGAGATTAAATGATGAAAACCTAACTATTCAAATGAATAGGATTAACACATTTAGCCCTGCAGGTAGTAGTGTAACAATAGGCAATATTAGTTATGACTTTCAAGCTATTATCAATGATGACACGATAATAAGCGTGGAAGAAAGGGGGGCTACACAATGGCAAGTATAGAACAATTAAATATTGTTGATTATTCAAGACAAGCTGAGCTTGATAGTATATTAACGCCAAAGCTAACTAAAGATGATATTAATATCATTGTGGGTTGTGGTGGCATTGGCTTTTGGCTTGGAATACAATTAGCTATGTTAGGTTATAGGCATTTTATTCTTATCGACGGGGAAACAGTAGATTATAGCAATTTGAATAGGTTGCCTGTACCACAAACTTGGGTTGGTACTAATAAAGCTGTTGCATTACGCAAAGTAATTAGGTCAATGAGGCTTGATACTGTTGTAATGGCATTGAGTACCAATATTCAGAAAGACACATTGAGTATATTGAAGAACGCAACAGGGCGTTTCAAATCAATGGGGGCTAGATATTTTTACAATAATAGCAAAGCAACATTGTGGGATACAACAGATGATGCAAGGATACAAACGCAGTTGTTTAATTATTGTAATGACATAGCCAATATGACATATAGAAAGCTAGGCTATGAGGGCTTTAATGTTGGTTGTTATAGCAATTTTGATGTGTGGACAGCAGATGACTATGAAACAGGATACAGAACATCTAACGCTAATGCAGTAACATCTTGTATATCAGCAGGGATAGGCATATTTGCTAGATGTTTAATTAATGATGATATTGAGCTAGACCTAAGGGCTATTATACAAGGCAAACAGCCTAAAGTTAAAGCTAGTGAAAAGGTTAAACGCTTAGAGAAAATAATCAGCATATATCGAGATAATATGAGTGATGATGACCTAGAATATGTTGATGATAGACTAGAAAGTGAGGGCTTATTATGAGTTGGGATACAGGAGATAAATGCACAAATGCAGATGAGTGCAGTTGGGCAGAACAATATACAGGTTCAACAATATGGCTAACGCCTGAAGTACAATCAGTTATTAAAAAGTTGTGTAAGGATATTGAAAGTGAATGGCAAATGTTATTAACAGGCATAGAGAATAAAGAGGGCGTATGGGTTACGGGTTATTGGATACCTAAGCAAGAAGTTACGCTATCATCTGTTAAGAACTTAGACTTAATTAATGCTGATGTGATAAAAGAAAGAGGGATTATTTGCACAATACATTCTCACGCTTCTATGGGCGTATTCTTTAGTGGTGTTGACGAGAAATTTACAAATAATAGCTTAATCAAAAATCACATTGTTGTTAATAACAAAGGCGAAATGAAAGCGTGTATGCGTTATGAGCTACCTTGTAAGATGACGCATTTCTTTGATGCTAATGTATCCGTTATATCACCGATTATTGAAAGCATTGAGGGCTTTGATAATATCACGAAAAAAACATATCAATATACAGGTATGCCTAAAGGCAAATGGTGGGAAGATGAAGGCAATACTAAATGGGATACTGATAAGCGTAAAATGGGTAAAGGCAAAAAGAAAAAGAAACGCAAAAGGCATCACGCTATTACGCATTTAGAAAGAGGCGAAGCTAATGAACACGGCGTTATGCATTTTGATTAAGGGGGTTATAAATGAGTTACGCAAGACAAATAGAGGATAGAGCTATATTCAATAATTGGAATAGCTATTCAAGGGGTGTAGGGCGATTACGCATAAGGGGCATAAGTGAGCAAAGAGAAGGCAATACTTATTATGGTAATCGCATTGGTACAGAAGTATGTTTTAAAGAACCAAGAGGGCGTAATGATTATTACAGGAATAACGAACAAAACGGCTCTAATTGGATATTCAGATGTTATGCTGACGGCACAGGTTACTTGTATCCTGATAAGCTAGAAGCGTTTAATTATCCTACAAAGCGTAGCATTTTGAATATGATATATAAGCATTTTAGAGTGATTAAAGAAGAACATCACGAAGAAAATAGATATGAAGCTAGGAAATTCCAGATACTAAGGCGTAAGCCACTTGGTGTATTAAGCCGTAAATATTTTCTCACTTCAATTACCTTTGGAGATTACTTAGCCAATAAGTACAATGACCTAAAGGAGAAAGAAAAATGAAACTATTTAGAGTTTATTATGAAGAAACATTGGAATATGAAGATTATGTTGAAGCTATGAATGAAGAACAAGCTAAGGCGATATTTGCCAACACGCTGGAAGTTGATGACATAGAGCCAACACGCTTATTTGTTAATGAGTTTGAGGCTGAAGAATGTTTTGATGAGCATTATGACAACAATTTGCCTGTTGGACTTGTGTAACCCCCGAGGGCATAGGAATAACGCAATAAGTTCCGAAGCCTTATTGTGCCTATGCCCTCACTAAGAAAGGAGTATGGACTATGTGGACTACAAGAGGTAGTCGGCAACGCTATTACATAACGCCTTGCCTATATGGAGTACAAGAAATTAATGGCGATTATGTAACAGTGCGTGATGTGGCAAGGAGATTACGCATCACGGAACAAGCAGTACGAGCAAGGATAAGACGAGGAGCATTACGAGCATTAAAAGTTGCTGATATGTGGTATATCAAGCGACGAGATGTGTGTGAGAGTTGGACAGTATAAACCTTAAACCGAAAGGAGTAGTATAATGCCAAGAGGGAGAAAACCGAAAAGAGTAGATGAGTTTCAAATCACAACGGTCAATTATGATGATGTGGACTGGACAAGAGAAGTTAAGTCAAGATACTTACCTGTCTACGAGGCTGTTAAGAATTTGCGTATAGGTGAAGCGTTGAGTTGTGTGTGTAACAGCAAGAGTTTAGGTGGTGCTGCAAGAGCATATGCCTATAAGCATTGTAAAGGTGTATATGTAATCAAGGCTAAATATAATCCTAAAACAAATGTATGGCATTTTGCCAAAGTGTCTAAGTAAGGGGGACTAAATGGTAAGACAAACAGATGTGGACTTTAGCACACCTAATGGCATACTTGCAGAGATACAAAAATCAGTTAATGACTTCAAGGCTGATGTGAGGCGACATGATGAAATAGAGCTAAGGCTTAGGGGCTGTAATAGTGCTATTAAGATACACGCCCTTAACCATATGAAAGAAAAGCTAGAGTATTATCAGGCAGTGCAAGAGGAGCATTTGCTTGAGAACGATTAGGATATGTAAATTTTGTAAGAAGCCTATCCCTAAGCGTGCTAATCGTAGCTTGAAGCGTAAGTATTGTGACAATGCGTGTTATTCTCAGGCTATAATAGGTAAGCCTATGACACTTGAGGAACGCAAGACACACAGGGCAATACAGCGTATGGCACAGAAGCGTGCAACACGAATGGGGCTAAGGTTTTCTGAACTTAGCCCTGAACTCAAGCGAACCATTTACGAGTATTGCAAAGCTAAAAGAGACTTAAATGTAATTACAAGGTGGTTTTAATGGATAAAATTGATATTGGTAAAGACATTTATATGGTTATTGAAGATGGGGGCGTGACGTTCAGCATTACCCCTGTAGATGACTATGCATATCTAATGACGTGTGCTGAAGCAATTAGTATGCTCAAAGAACTATCCGAAGTGATAAAGGAGGCTATGCCATGTGTTTAGAAAGTCAACAAGCGAGGTGGGCTAAGGAGTGTAATCAAGGGGGCGATTGCCCTATATGTAATCCACAAGAGGGACATAATGAGATGCGCCACGTGGTGACGTGGTCTATTGCCCTAGAGTATAATGATGGCACAATTCGTTTTTTAAATAACGAGGTGCCTGATGAGGTGGCTGACGCTATTGAGAGTTGGCTAGATAAGGAGGAGGTGTGTTGATGCCAATACTTGCTAGAGTAGGACTCACATTGCTTTTATGTGGGATTGCGTTTATTATTTCAGCTTTGCTTATAGAATGTTGGAAAGGAGGTATGTAAATGCCTAAAGGTAAACCGATCATGGTGGCTGAGGACGTGGATGGTCATGTTCCCTTCTCTATTATAGGTAGGGTACGCGTTAATAAGCGTCTTCGCAAGTGCAAGATCTGTAAGGTGAAGCTCTCTATGTATAATGTTAATGAGTATTGCTTCGCGCATTTACATATAGGATTAGAACAAGAAGCAATAGCTCAAGATGAAAAGAGGATAAAACAATGGAAAGCGAAAAGCAAACGTTTATCACAACAGAGAATTATGGAGTCTTTAGGAAAGCCTATGAAAAAGCGAAAGAAAAAGGTGAAGAGGCCTTCTGGTTCGAAGACCAAAAGGTATTAACAGCATATGCAAAATATGTAGTGCTGTATGTAGAAAGTACAAAAACTAATTGACATACGGTCGGTTTTGTGTATAATACTCACATTCAATTAACCATAAACAGAAAGGAGATGTAGTGAGCCGACCAATTCAACTCAAAATCACAGATGATGTTACTATTATCCTCGACAATGTGGTATCGTATGCCGTCGAGAAAGGCATTGCTTATCGCAAACCTAAGGAGGATGCGGTTCCCGATGAGAACGGTAAATTCAACGACGAGGATTATGACATCAAAGCCGCAGACACAATTTCTATTTTCTTCATTGGTGGAAATGGTTTGACGTTCCGAGTTGGTGAGGAGATTACACGAGAGGATTTTGATCGAGTAGCCAAATCACTAAAAGTATTGGAATTCAAACTAAGAGAAGACAATGAAGGAAAGCCAAGTAGTAACAACCCTACTAAAACTGCTTAAACAACACGGCTTTTTTTGGAAAGCCAGCGATAAGTTTCACGCAGGCATTCCTGATATTATTGGCTGTGTTCAAGGGCGATTCGTTGCTATCGAAGTAAAGATAGACAATAATCAACCAACACCTTTGCAACGGCATTATATAGAGAAGATAAGAAAGCACGGTGGCTTTGCTGAAGTAGTGACGTATTTGAATTCAAAGAGAATATACAGAATACAGAATACTGAAACAACGAGACAAGGAGCAATAGAATGGATTTTAAAACAACTTGCTTCAAACACCAATTGGAGTGTTTTGAAAATATAAAAGACAAACCCTACTATGCCCTTCTACTAGAGCCCGGCTTAGGTAAAACTAAAGTCGTACTCGACATCGCAACTTACCGCAAAGAACAAAATCAAATTTATAAAACACTTGTAGTTTGCCCCAATACTCTCGTCGAGAATTGGGTAGATGAAACACATAAGCATAGTAACTTAGAAGCGATTGCATTACTAGGCAGTAAAGGTAAACGCATTCGTAAACTGAGTTGGCCTGCTGATGTGTATATCATTAACTATGAGTCATGTCGTATTCTAAAACACAATTTAATTCAAAAAGGATTTGATTTGTTAGTTCTCGACGAGAGTACTGCTGTTAAGAATCCTAAGACGCTGCAGTCTAAAGCTTGTTTTGATATTTCTCACTATGTCAAAGATAAACTCATACTGACTGGAACTCCAGTAATGAATAATCCATTGGATATATTTGGACAGTATCGTATTCTTAACCCTGACATCTATGGCAGAAACTATTATCGTTTCCGTTCTAGATATGCAGTGATGGGTGGTTATCTAGATAAGCAAGTAGTGAGGTGGGTAAATATGGTTGACTTCCGTGAACGATTATATCGTTGCGCAATACGGAAGACGAAAGACGAATGTCTTGATTTACCTGATAAACTATATCAAATCATTAGACTTGATATGCCCGACGAGCAAAAGCAAGTATACGCTGATCTCAAGCAAGGTTTCATTGCTGAGTTCCGCGATGAAGTTATTACCGCGCCAGTTATACTTACTCGCTTGATGAGATTCAGTCAAATAACAGCAGGCTTTACAAAAACAGTGGAAGGAGAAGAATATGCGTTCACCAAAAATCCAAAAGTTGATTGGCTTGTTAATTTCATACAAAATCTCGCGATTACACGTAAGATTGTGGTTTTTTGCCGATTCACTTTTGAAATCAAAATGGTTGAGGAAGCGTTACATAAAGCAGGTATACAGTTCGTTACAGTGCAAGGTAGTACTAAAGACCGCATTGCTCTCGTATCTAAATTCAACAGAGATGCGAGCGTCCGTTGTTTTATAGGTCAGATACAAACTACTGGTATGGGTATCAATTTAACATCTGCTAACTACGCTGTCTTTATGAGTAATAGTTACAGTTATGGTGAAAGAACACAAGCAGAGGATAGAATTCATAGAATAGGACAGGATAAGAACTGTACCTATATAGATTTACTAATGAAAAAGTCCGTTGATGTCAGCATACACAACACGCTACGTCGAAAGGAATCTTTGAGTAATTTAGCAACGAATAAACTTGTAGAAATGGTATAAGGAGGTGAATAGAGTGAACAAACGTAAAGTATATGTCGTTAACCACAGCGACCAAGATATGAGCTCAGCAGAACGCTTTGGTGAGCTTATATACTTAACTGAAGGACGTGGTGTAAATATTTTTAGCACAGATAGCTTGCTTAGTGAGATAAAGCCTAAGCTGAGGGACGTGGATGATAATGACTTCTTGTTATTGTCAGGACATCCTGTACTAAATATCTTATCGGCTGCATTGATATGGTTTAAGTACGGTCGTGTCAATGTACTTATTTTCGACGCTAAGACGCGTGATTACCAACCTCAAACTATAACCGAAAACCAGTTATGTTTAGGAGAGAACAATGCTTAATACAGAAGAATTTTATGACAAGCTTAAAGAAGTGCGTGCTATAAGAGTGGAAAAAGCCTCTCTTAAAGAACGTGATAAAGAACTTAATAAGAAATTAGAGGAGTTGTCCGGTGACTTAATTGAATACTTCGATATGCACGATATACCACGTCAGTCATTGGACGGATCCTTATTCTATGTGAATAGGACGCCTCGTTATAGTATCAGTGATGAAGAGTCGTTCTTTAGATGGATGAATGACACAGGTGATATAGAACTCTGTAAGTCATTTAACGCTAAGAAGTTTGGCGCTTATTATAAAGAGAAGAAGGCGAATAACGAGGAGTTACCGCCGGGAGTAAGCGTGTACATTACACAGGAAGTACGCGTAAGAAAAGAATCAGACAACACATAACACAGGAGGCTAAAAATGCCAGAGAAAAAAGACGTAGTAAAAAAGGGAACACAAGAAGTAGCAGAGTTGCAAAAGGCACCGAGAGGTATTGATGCAGCAGTAACACAGGAAGACCTTATCCTTCCACGCTTGGAACTTACCCAAGCATTAAGTCCAAGTGTAGTCACAGGAGATGCAAAACCGGGCGTATTGTTGAATAGCGTTGACAAATCAGAACTAGGCGATGAAGTTACCATCATTCCTATCATATTAAGGAAGAACTTCATTCGTTGGGTACCGCGTAGTGAAGGTGGTGGTATGTTATGGCGTAGCGATGATCCCAATGATCCACGCGTTATAGAGGAGACTAAGTTCGGTCCCAATGGTGAGAAGCCATTAGCCACAGCTTACCTTAATTATCTCTGTCTTATCGAAGGTGAGGAAATGCCTATTGTAGTATCATTTAGTAACACATCATACACTGCCGGCCGTAGGTTGCTTACTATGGCTAAGATGAATGGCGGTGATTTGTTTAGTCGTACATATAAAATCAGCGCTAAGACACGTACTAATAATAAAGGTACGTTTTTTGTTCTCGGTGTTGAAGAAGGCGGTCTAGCTAAGAAGGCTGACTATGAAAGAGCTGAGAGAATTTACAATGCTTTCATTAAGCGAGACCTTAAATTCGAAGAAGAACAAACTCCTACAACCCCTAAGACGTCAGAGGAGACTGAATATTGAAACTAACCACTCACGATATAGAGGACTTTTATAGTCAATACGTTTCATTTGATGATGCCATACGTGTAAATCGTAGTAATGGGACTATGGAATTAACGACGAGGTGTCCTTTTCACAAAGATGAGAAGCCGTCTCTTAGTATCAATTTGCATACCGGTCTCTATAAATGTCACGCGGCATCATGTCCTCAGTCAACGGGTGGTAATATCTATCAGTTTTATGCTGCTGTTAATGAAGTGGATGTGTCAGTTGCACGTGGTGCTATTTATAAACTGTATAAGAAAAATCCTAAGCAGTATAAGAATTTTCCTCATACAGAAGATGACGTACAAGCGTGGCACATGGCCTTACTTCAAAATAAAACTATGATGGAGTGGCTTGCTAAGCACTGCCGGTACACGGAACATACCATAGATGAATTTGAGCTTGGGTGGGATGGGGCACGAATAACAATTCCCATCAGGAGGGACGGGCAATTGATCAATATTCGTTTATACTCACCTAAAAATTCAAAGAACAAGATGTCGGGTGTACGTGATTTTAACACTGCGTGTCTGTGGCCTTTGGAAAAGCTGGATGATTCTGTGGTGTACCTATTTGAAGGCGAGAAGGACTGTATCCTTGCTAATCAATTAGGTCTTCCATCTGCCACCGTTACCGGTGGTGCTGGCACTTTTCACGAAGAGTGGCGTAAATACTTTATGGGTAAACATGTTGTATTGTGTTATGATATAGATAAGGCAGGTGTAGAAGGAGCTAAGAAAGTATCGTCTATATTATCAGGCGCTGTACAAAGTATAAAAATCGTGAAGTTGCCGTTAACCTATCCGGATAACGGTGACTTTACTGATTACATACTACAGAAGAATACTATTCAAGACTTCGCTGCGCTCGTCGACAGGACGCCGACATTAAAGATTAAAGATGAAACTTATGTTGACATTAAAGATGATGTCACAGTAGCAACGTTAGAAGACGCATCATATAATGATAATTTTTTTAAACGTCTACGCATTAAAGTGCGTATTCTAGGTAAAGACCTCGCTCCTTTTATTATTCCTAAAGAGATTACAATTTCATGTGCGGATGGGCGAAAGACTAAATGTATTGGTTGTGGTCTATCGCGTAATCCAGACTTGACTTCAACAATAGTTCTTACAGAAGTACGACCTGAGTTACTGGCTTTTTTAAATTGTAGCAACGCACAACAAAAGGTGGTACTTAGACAAACCTTCAGAATTGCTGGGCAATGTAATTCGTTCGTTGTGAATTATAAGTCTCATCAATTTGTTGAAGAGATTACAGCTATTCCTTATATAGATGAGCAAACATTCGATGCTGAGTATATCCGACGGACAATGTTTGTGCTTAATCATAAATTGGAAGCTAATAGGGATTATGAAGTGGAGACATTGACAGTGCCCGATCCACGGACACAGTACCTTGTGCATATTGTGTACAAGTCGCGTCCGTGTGAAACGTCAATAGAGGAATTCAAAATGACAGATGAACTATTTGAAAAACTGAGGGTATTTCAATGTGCACCAAATCAATTAGAAGACAACTCAACTATATCTACAATGACTTAGCCGCGAATGTCACAAGAATATATGAGAGACAGAGCCTGCACTTTGCTTTAGACCTTGTATATCATAGTGTATTACAAATACCATTCGCCGGTGAAATTCGTAAAGGATATTTAGAGAGTTTAGTAATAGGAGACACGCGCTGTGGAAAGACAGAAACCTGTAAAAAATTCTTACAACATTACCAATTGGGGGCCTTTGCAAGCGGTGAACAAACTACGTTTGCTGGGCTCATCGGAGGACTTGAACAACTGCATTCTCGTTGGACAGTCAATTGGGGAAAAATTCCTCTTAACCACAAACGATTACTCATTATTGATGAAATGGCTGGAATGGACCCTGAAGTCATCGCCGCCTTATCCCAAATTCGAAGTTCCGGTATCGCTGAAATTGTTAAAATCCGCACTGCACGAACAAACGCAAGGACTCGTCTTGCTTGGTTTTCTAATCCAAGAAAAAACTTGTCTATTAACGCTTTCAATACCGGACCTGACATTATTAAAAATCTTGTCACGCAACCCGAGGACGTCGCCCGATTCGACTTTGCTTTAATCATTGCCTTCGATGATGTTGATAGTGACCTGATTAATGCACCATATAGAGAAGAAGTACCGCATGTCTTTACTTCCGACCTCTGTAGAGATTTAGTTTTGTGGGCTTGGAGCCGAAAACCTGCAGACATTAATATAGAGAAGAAAGCTTACGAGGCTTGTTTTTCATTAGCTAAGCAAATGTATAATAAATATTCTCACGCTTGTCCTCTCGTTAATCCTTCGGAGCAAAAAATAAAGCTTGCCCGAATGGCAACCTCTCTTGCTTGTAGACTTTTCAGCACAGAGGACGGCGTGAAGGTTAAAGTTACTCCTGACCACGTCGAGTATATTTATGAATGGCTTAATGAAATATATGATTCTAAATATTTTATGTATCAAGAATGGAGTTTAGATCATAATCCTGAACAAAGCCTTGTGTCTATTGAAGAAGTAGAACGTGTTCTAGATGCCATGGGACGTAACGCGGTACGCAAGCTTCTTAATCTTAAACAAGTGACCTTGAAAGATTTTGAGGACTTGCTTAACTGTGACAGAACCACAGCACGTACACACGTCTCCGAGTTATTAAAGAACAACGCTTTAATTAAATACTATACTGCATATGCCAAGACTCCTGCTTTCATTAAATTAATCAAGACGTATATGCAACAACCTGAAGTTGTTGAGGTGGAGGAATACTAATGAACAAAGGACGCTTATATCCAAAAAAAGTAGCATTCATTAAGAAAACTTGTAACAAAAGAGTATTGCAAACTCTACATCAGTTGATTCAGTCGCAGCACGGACACGATGGGGAATGGAAGACGCCGGCAATGACACGTATGTTAGCTAGAGCTCGTCGAGATATTGGATATTCTGATAAAACTAATGATATAGATATTGCTAACGCTCTTTATAAATTGAGCAGGAGTGCATGCCGTTAGCAGATAAAATTGGTAGTGAATCTAGTATAAGAAAAAGACAACGAGCAGGTAAGTGCAAAGACTGCGGTAAACGATTAAGTTTATATAACATAAACAAGCGTTGTTTTGCTTGTATAGAAAAGGAGAAGAGAATCTTGGACGACTTAAATGAATTTGACATAAAAAAAATAAAAACATTACCAACTAAAAAACCGAGAAAACCTTATACAAGACGTAAGAAAAAGTTTACAGGACTTGAGCCTAATGCTCCTATAATAACTAATGCGGAAGGAGGTAAGCAAAGTGCAACTATCTATCGTTGCGATCTCTTCGATGCTAGCGCTATGCTTGGTATCAGTGCTGTATTGCATAAAGGAGCTGAGAAGTACGGAGAGGATAATTGGAGAAATCTCTCTGTTGAAGAAAATCTTAATCATCTTCTTATGCACGTCTACGCTTATCTTTCTGGTGATAATAGCGATGATCATTTGTCACACGCTGCTTGCAGGGCTATCTTTGCTCTTGCAAAGCAGTTAAGACCAACTTATAAAGGGAGGAATGTGAATGGAAGATAGAGTTATAGCAGGCTATCTAGAACACGAAGTTAAAAAAATTTGGAAAGGAATTGTTAGTTGTGGTGATTATACTGTTAGGAAATGTAAACAGTTACGTGTTGGTTTAAGATTGTGTTATAGAAATGAAGACGGTGTTTGGTTAAAAATGAGTATTCCATATGATATGATTGATAAAAAGATATTTAAATTACACGACCAAACAATTAAAAGTAAATATGGTCGAGACTATAAAATGGTTGATTTTGGATGGAAACCAGATAAACAGGAGGATTAAATGAAAATAACAGATTTCTCAGTAGCTGTAGCAATGCTTGAAGGAAAGAAGAAGAACCTTTCTGTAGCACAGATAAAAGAAGTATTAAAAGTAACTAATAAACTTCTCGACGGAGATTTGTATAAGATAATTAGAAAACGAAAGGAAGTTCTTTTATGATAATTGCCGTAGACACAGAGACCACTGGCCTGAATCCATATACCGGTGATAAACCTTTCGCTATTTCAATACACGGGGACAAGGAATTCTTAGATTATAACGTGCGGACCGGGGAAGCCCACGTTAAGTCATACATCTGTATAGGGGAAGATGACCTTGTCCCCCTTGACTTAGCCCTCATGAGTACTAATTATGTTAAAGTATTTCATAATGCTAAGTTTGACATACAAATGTTAAAAGTTTATGGTATGGAAGTAAAGGGAGAAATACACGACACAATGATTATGGCTGCTGTGTATAATCCCGATGAAACAAGCAAAGCATTAAAAAGGTTAGCAGAGAAGTATTTGGGAGCAGACACCAGTGAAGAGAAAGAACTTAAAGAATATATGCGAAAGCACAAACTCAAAGCCTACGAAGAAGTTCCTCGTGAGATTATGGAACCGTATGCGCTCAAAGATGTGGAGTACACAATGGATCTCTTTGAATTCTACAGATCCAAAGGCGTACTCGATAATCCCGTATATAAAACGGAAATGAAATTACTGCAAGTTCTCGTCGACATGCAACAACGCGGCGCGCAACTTGATATTGATTATCTTACCTCAGCAAAACAATTATGTGAAATGGGTTTAGCTGAACTTAATGCTAGAATTAAAACAGAGTTCGGTGATGTTAATGTTCTAAGTAATAAACAGCTAGGCAAATTTCTATTTGACGAGGAACGTATTCAGTGCAACGCATATTCTCAAGCAGGTAATCCTGTCCTTGATGATTATAATCTAAAACAATATGACCATCCTATCATACCCCTTGTCATTGAGATGCGTGATGTAACTAAACGTCTCAATACCTATGTTTATGGTTTGTTGGATGGTGCTGATGATAAAGGAGTAATACATTGTGACTTTTATCAAGTTGGTGCAAAGACAGGTCGATTCAGTTGTCGACAGCCAAATCTTCAAAACATCCCTAGAGGTGGTAGTGTCGATATTCGTAAATCTTTTAATTGCCGTCCTGATTATACCAATTATTATTTTGACTATAGTCAGATTGAGCTTAGAATTCTTGCCCACTATTCTAAGGAACAGAAAATGATAGATGAGCTTTCTCGTGCCGACGGAGATTTACACGGCATGACAGCAGAGTTAATCTTTGGAGAAGACTATACGAAAGAACAGAGGGACATTGCCAAGCGCCTTAACTTCGGCATTGTCTATGGTATCGGACCAAAACACTTTTGTGAAGTCCTCAATCAAGCCTACCCTGAGTCGAACTACACATATACCTCAGCGAAGTCCTTCATTGATCGGTACTACCATAACTATTACGAGGTTAGGAAGTTCACTTGGAATGTCCCTCGCCGTATATTAGAGAAAGGATATGTTCAAGACGTTTTCGGTAGACGTTACACCTGTGATAAGAATATGACCTACAAAGCTGTTAACTATCTCATTCAAGGTTGTGCGGCCGGTGTCCTAAAGAATGCTATGATTAAAGTACATAGCTTGTTACGCGACACTAAGAGCAACATTCTATTAACTATTCACGACGAGATAGTTATTGAAATACATAAAGACGAAGAGGTTTTAGTCAAGCAAATAAAAAAGATGATGGAGGACTACAAAACATTCAGAGTCCCCATCACCTGTAATATTTCTAAGACGACAACTAATTGGTCTGAAAAGGAATAATTATTCCAAATACTTATCGACTAACTTCTTGGGGTCTTCTGCGATCTTCTGCATTAAGAGAACATCGCGGTAGGCCCCTCGTATTTGTCTCGCTGCATCATCAACTATCTTCTGCCTAATCCCTCTTGGAATTTCCTGCCATACTGGTAACGCTGTCGCTGCTTCTAATAACTGTCTTAGATACGGGCCAGACTGTCGTAAAATATTATTATATTCTTTAACAGTAAGCTTCTCACCGCCGAGCCGACGGCTAGGCATAGGCACCGGTGTATCTTTAAGTGCTAGAGTTAACGGGTCACGCTTCTCAGTACCAATACCTAACGGTACTTTAGGTTGTACATCACCGAAGACACCAAGCGTAGGTTCAATAAGCTTAGAAGCAAAGGGTGTACGTTTTGCAACCTCTCCAACTAAACCTTCTGGTTGTCTATAAACGGGATCAATAATATCAGCTGCGAATTTAAATAATCCCGGCATACCACTGGCTACGAACTTAGATATAAGCTTACCACCGTATATTTGAGGTTCAGCAGCAGCACGCATGAAACCTAACACACCGCTGAAGTATGTCTTATTAGCTAAGGTCTGTGTGATACCACCAATACCATCGGCTATCTTATCAATAGGCATTTCTTTATCGGAGTTAGCTACGTCTTGTGTAAAGTTAACCATCAAAGATAACGCTGTGCCTGCAGGTTCCATACGAGCAAATGGCACCCAGTGTTTACCTATTAATATAGAATTAGGTTTCTTTCCTGATTCATAGAAAGCAGCACGTTCTGCTTCGTCATCTGGCGCATCTCCAGTTACTTTAGCATTACTCCATAACCATCCTACGCCCATAGTTAATAATGCGCTTTGATATAACAAACCAATATCATGTGCTATTTGTTTTTGTGTACCGCCTCTAACTAAATCACGGATTAGTTTACCGGCAGCGCCGGGAGGTGTGCGTTCTAAGCCGCGCATAAGCAGACGCTCAGGCGTCTTAACAAACGGTATGATCCAGCGCAATCCCGGAACACGCTTCTTGCCTTCGAGCAACCACTTTGCTAATGGTCCAGCGGTGTCTTGAAACGTGCGGTGTAATTGCTCTTCATATATTGCGCTCAACAGATCATCACCACGCTCACCCATAACATGCCGTGCGTAATACTCCATATATCCTACAGCTTCCTTAAATATATCATCGCCTTTCTTCAAGAAACTAACGGGCGCTCCTACAACGTCATTAACCTTCTTGCTAAATGGCATTGGTAAATCCACGTCGAGCTTAGTACCTTTCTTCACTTTAAATGGTATGCGTCTGCCAGTACGCTTATAATAAGCCCACCGCTTAAAGCCACGCCACATCGCCGGCAGTTCTTTAAACTTAAAGACAGGGTCTAACTTAATTCCTTTCATTCTAGCAATACCGCGTACGGTCAAGTCTCCTAATACATCAAAGGCTCTATTAGGAATCTTCTCTAACATAAAAAGAGCGTTGCTAGTGAAGTTAACCCCATGAGTAAATGGATTAGATAGCAATGAATTCAACCAAACAAAATATGATTTATCCATAAACTCACTGATATTAGATGTATTTAATATGTCATGTTTAAGTTTAAGCAGACCTTGTTCAATAGTTTTGAAGTCTTCCGGACTAAGCAACGGGTCTCTTTTGTATTTAGCGATGACAGCCTCGATAAGTCCTTTAATCTTAGCTTCATCATTAGCTGTTAAGTTTTGCCGAAGAGCGCGGCCGGTACGTGACGCGAACTCTTTTTGTTGCTGGAAACGTTTCTTTACAACAGCGTTAATATGCTTCATCAAACCTTGCGCTCCAAAGTCTTCCTCTAACACAGCTTTGAGAGATGACGCTGCATCATCAATAGACTTACGCATCTCGCCAGCGAACTGTCCCGGCTTCTTCTTTAATATAGCGCGCATGATCGGCGTGTCGGAAAGATTCTCTGCTATCTTCGCCACGTCAGGATCACTTATGACAGGTCCCTTCTTTGTCATCGCTGGGTCCTTCTCTGCCATTTCGACAATAGCATCTCTAAGCTTTTGATTTAGGTTCTTCAGATTCCAATTACCGTGTCTTGTAATCTCCACCTTAGCAGCGGCTGCTGACTCAGCTACTTCTTTCTCAACCATCTTGATGACAGCTTCATTAGCTAACGGCTTGCCAGAGTCATCCGTCATTGCTTTGATACGATCCATCACAGTACCACCATGCTGCTTAACGTCATCAATAATGTCAGGCAACACCTTTCTAAAAGCGGCTACCATGTCATCCGCCGCCTGATCTGCTTTTTTACTCGGTTGCTTACCTTTACCAAATGGACGCCAAGTTCCTGTTTCGTCTCTAAGTTTCTCTATCGGTTTCTTAAAGGTCTCGTAACCTTCCATCTTATCTAATCTGGGCTGGGCTTTTTTACCAGCTTCAATAGCTGCTCGACGTTCTGCATCTGAAAGTGTTAATTGCTTACCTAATTGAGAATACTGTTGTTTCAAATCATTAAGATGAGCAAGGTCTTTGCCCTTAGGTTTCTTAGCTTGCAGAGCTATGATCTCTTTTTGAAGAGCTTGGTGCTTGGTACGTAGCGCGCTCTTCGCTGTAACTTGAGGAGCCGCTGCAGTAGGAGC